TGAGTGGTGGCATGGCCATAACCCTCTGGTGCAGTCAGGGCAATGGTCAGGTCCAAGCAAGCCTCAAGGGCGAGTGGCAATTCTTTATCGGTCATTGAGCTTCTCCAGCGCAGAGACTTCAATGTGGTCCACCAGGCTTTGCAGAATCATGTGGGCAATGTCCACATCAGTGCCAGCAATGTATGCGTTATTGAGCATCATGCCCTCTTCAAGATCAGGCTCATAAGGTGAGCCAAGGGAATCAACTGATCCCTTTTCTTCTGGGCTGTATTCCAGAAAGCATATAAGGTCAACATCTTCAACTGAGCAGGCAAATTCAAAGAGGCCCTTGGGGCATGGGGGTGTTTTGTTCATGTTGACCACCATGCCACAAGTAAAGCAGCTAAGCCAACGCCAATGGCCAAGGCAGTCAAATAGTCCAAGAGGGATTCGGTTGAGGGTTTCATCGGTTTCTTTCGTTTAAGTTGCACAGTAGTAACAGTGTAAGACAGAAAACAAATATCTTGCAAGAATTATTTTAATCTGTTGTTTTTATACATAAAGCGCAATTAGAATGCGGTCATGCAATCAATTCACGATATCAAGGCAAAGGCCAAGGCTCACAAGATCACCATGGCTGCGGTGTGCAATGAGGCTGGCATTCAGCAGTCCCAGGTGAGCCGATGGCTGTCTGGGACTGTTGAGCCACTATGGACATCAGTCAATCAATTGCACTTGGCCCTTGAGAAACTGATCGACAGATCACCAGTCGCTATCGACTGACTCGGCCACTGGTGCAGAGCCTTTGCCTGCCACCACGCCAAAGTCACTGGCCGCTGATGGCTTTGCACCACCGAGCGAGTCACCCTTGGACAACAGCATGATGTTGTTCAGACCATACGACACACCCTTATTGCCAGCCTGGTCATAGGCATAGGCATTCAGACTGACTCGGCCATAGTCGCCAGAGACAATATCTTGGCTGCCCAAGATGTCATGGCCATGGGCATCGACTGCGCCAGGCTTATTGGTTGACTTGGTGTTGAAAAAGTAATGGCCAGCGTACTCAGGCCCAAGTGGTCCACCATCAGATTTGACTTCAGTGTCGCCATCACGCAAGGGGTTGCGCACAGTCTTGGGAATCTTGTCCCCAAACTTGGCGGTCAATGCGGCCTTGGCTGCCGCTTTCAATTGGTTCACAGTGTCAAGGTCTGTCTTGGGGACAAGCACTTGGGTTGAGAACTCTTCTTTGCCGTTCATTTCATTCCTGCGAGCTGTTAAAGCTGAGAAATAAGAAAAACGAACTTTTCCGGTTACGACTCTAGTAGACATGGTTTTTTCCTTTTAAGGGTTTAGGTTTTTACGTTTCTGTCGTCAAACAGAAATTGCACTTTAGCACAAATCGTATATGATGCAAACAAATTAAACGAGGAAAACGAAATGCAACTATTCCCCCACCAGCAAGAGGCCAAGCTCTTCTTGCTGTCTAGGCGCAGGGCCATACTGGCCGACCAGCCACGAGTTGGTAAGACGCTACCCACAGCAGCTGCTGCACTTGAAAACCTACCCGCACTGATCGTCTGCCCAGCCATTGCCAAGACAGTCTGGGAGGCGGCATTTGCCAAGCTGGCCCCCAATGTCTCACTTCATGTTGTCAATGGAAAACGCGAGGCTTCACAGGTAAATTCAGCCGATATCACCATCATTAACTACGATGTGTTGCAATACGCACAAACGGATTTGGACAGATATAACACTCTAGTTTTGGATGAGTGCCACAGGATTAAGAATCCAAAAGCGCAAAGGACCAAGGCCGCCATGCTGGCCATGAAGAAGATTGATTATGTCTATGCCTGCTCGGGCACACCAATTCCAAATCGGCCCATCGAGCTGTGGCCCATTTTGCACGGCCTTGGCATTTACCGAGGTGGCTGGTACGACTTTGCAGCTAGATACGCAAAGATGTGGAATGCCCCATGGGGCTTGGATACCAGTGGCGCGTCAAATCTGCCAGAACTCAAAGACATGATGAAGCCCCATGTCATGCGCAGAAAGAAAGAAACCATCTTCAAGGACTACAAAGAGCCACAAGTCAGTCTGATCACCTTTGACCTACCCAACGACAAACGGGAGCAAAGTTTTGATGCCGATGCCTTGATGGCAAACCCCAATGCCTTGCTGGCCTTTGAGGGTCTGGCCGAAGTCATGCGCGAGGCCGGAATGCGCAAGGTCAAGGCCGCCAGTGAATTCATCGATGACTTGCTCCAGGCCGATGAGCCAGTGGTGGTGTTTGCGCACCACAAGGATGTGGTCCAAGCCCTGCAAGATGAACTCAAGGCCCACAAACCCGTGATCGTGGTGGGTGATACCGCACGGGCCAAGCGCGACAAGGCCATTGCCGACTTCCAGTCTGGCCAGACCAAGCTCATCATCGGCAACATTGCCGCCATGTCTGAAGGCGTGGACTTGTCCGCTGCCGACACCATTGTCTTTGTTGAATGCACCTGGTCCACAAGCGCCCTAGAGCAAGCCTCAAGCCGGGTTGAAAATATCAACAAATCAGGCATCCCCCCAGTCATTTACATATTGACCATCAAAGCCAGCTTGGACCATACAGTCCTAGCCAAAGTGCTGAAGAAGCTCAATGTGGTCAGTCAGATTATTTAAAAGGAGAAAAATGTCAAACCCGTACAAAATCGTTGAGCCAACTTGCATCAGCTTTTCTGGTGGTCGCACCAGCGCATACATGCTCTACAAAGTCTTGGAGGCTCACGACATGAGCCTGCCAAGTGATGCAATTGTTTGTTTCCAGAACACTGGCAAGGAAGACGAGGCCACTTTGGACTTTGTCCATGAATGCGAAACACGCTGGAATGTCAAGATTCACTGGATCGAATACAGGAATAACGACCAGGGCTATGCTGTGGTGGACTACAAATCAGCCAGCAGAAATGGCGAGCCATTTGAGGAGCTAATCAGAAAAAACAACTATTTGCCATCACCCGTCAAACGCATTTGCACGGCCCAGCTCAAGATCAGACCACAGGCCAAATACATGCGTGACCTTGGCATCTTTGGCGATACAGGCTATTCGACCATTGAGAACATGTGCTGGGTCGGAATCCGGGCTGATGAGCAGCGCAGAGCTGCAAAGATCGATGACAAATCAAGAATCCCTTTGTGGGCCGATGGTGTGACCAAGGAAATAGTCGGTGAATTTTGGCGTAGTCAGCCATTTGACCTGGGCCTGCCCAACATGAATGGCGTGACCATGCATGGCAACTGCGACCTTTGCTTTTTGAAGCCAATGGCCCAAATCGCATCACTGGTGGCAGAAAACCCAAGCCGGGCCATTTGGTGGGCCAAGATGGAAGCCTTTGCAATGACCACAGCCAAAAAGCCGTCAGATGCCGTATTCAGACAAGAGCGACCAAGTTATGCGCAGATCATGCAATTTAGCCAAGATCAGCGCGACATGTTTGATACCAATGAAGAATCAATACCTTGTTTTTGTGGAGAATAAAATGACTGTAAAAATTGAACATAAAACCCGTAAACACGCCCGACTCTCAGCATCCCGCACAGATCGGTTCATGCAATGCCCAGGCTCATATCGCCTGGAATCCCTCATGCCCTATGAGCCAGCAGGCGAAGCGGCTGCCATTGGCACAGCCATCCATGAGCTGTCAGAGATCATGCTGCGCGGTGGTGCAATCCCTACTGGCACTGACCCTGACCATTTGTCCATGGCCCAAGGCTATGCCAATTTTGTCAATACCCTGGTCGAAAACCCACGCAAAAAGCTGATCGAAGTCAACCTAGATGAAGGCTTGAAGTCACTGCATCCAGCACTTGGTGGCACTGCTGATGCCATCCTGGTCGATGGCAACCATCTTCATGTCATTGATCTGAAGACTGGCCGTGTCGCTGTTGACGCAAACGACAACAAGCAGCTCTTGACCTATGCCCTTGGTGCTATGCGCCAGCTCAAAGCGCCAGACACCATCGAATGCACCATGCACATCTTCCAGCCCCGTGTTGGCCACAGTAAGTGGACAGTGTCTGGCAATTACTTGAACTTGCACGGCAGGCGCTTGAAAGAGGCTGCCGAGCTGGCACTCACAGGCGATGCACCTACAAACCCATCACCCGATGCCTGCCGATACTGCAAGGCCAAGACCATTTGCCCATCTATGCGCGAGAAGGTCCAAGAAGTCGCCAGAAGCGATTTTCTTGCCGACACCACTGTTACCCCTGAGATGCTCGATGACGCTGCTCTGGTGGCCGCATGGGCCGAATCTGTGCAGTCTGCTGCCAAGGCTCAGATCACTGATGGCAAAGCAATTGATGGCTGGACCATGCGCGCAGGCCGCAAGACCAAATTCTGGAAAGACGAGGCTCTAGTCATGGAAGCATTCAAAGACAACAAAGCTGCATGGGAACTCAAAAGCCCCAGCGCTGTCTTAAAACTTGGTGTCGAAGTCAGCGAAGACCTAGTCGGTGAGAAAAGTGCTGCGCCCAGTCTGGTCAAGGCCAAGGAATGAGGCCAGGTTATGTCTGGGTTTTACTCTTGGCCATGCTGACAGCCTTTTGGACCTACATGATCCATTTGGCTTTTCTCTGGCAAGCATAGAATCCACAACTCACGCCCCCAAAAGAAAAGCCTGGCAGCGCGTTAACACTACCAGGCCAAAGTCCA